GGCTCCAATTGCCTTACCAAGTAAACCAATCTAGTGGTTACTTTAATAAAAGTATACCAAATGAAAAAGATTTAAGCAACTACAGAAATGCAAATAGTAATATTTTTTATCAATCCGCATGGCATGGTTCGCCGTATGACTTTGATGAATTTGATTTGGGTAGTATCGGTGGTGGTTTAGGAACACAAGCATTTGGTTGGGGGTTATATTTTACTGAAAACAAAAATGTAGCTGAAAAATATAAAGTAGAGCGTAAATCCAAAAATAAATTTACTTTAAATGGTAATGATATACCAATTGAGTATGTTCCTGTTATAGAGCAGATATTTGGTGGCATTAATGTAGAGAATAATAAAGAAAGCCTATTAAATCGGTTGGTTCTCAATAGAGATGCTGAACAAAGTAATTTAGATTTAGTTACTAAAAATCTTAATGAATTAGATATTGTTTTAGATTTTATAACACAAAATAGTAAATTTGCTATTAATAAACTACCAACACTTGTTGATAATAAGTTTGAACGAATGGCAACTGTTATATTAAACGATGCTAAAACCAAAGCTAAATCTGATAACAAACGAGTGAATAAAGAATACCTATTTGATGTTATTGAGGAGTTGCAGAACAGATACAAGAAACATTATATTTTTTATAATGATATCGTTTCGAAAATTTCATATCTAATTGATAATATTGATAGTTTTGAAGTAACTTCTGTTTACAAACCAACACTATATAATGTTGAAATTCCAGATACAGACACAATGTTAGATTACTCAAAACCAATTAACGAACAGTCGGAATATGTTTTAAACAAAATAAAACAATTAGAGCCGACTGACATTAAGAAAACTGGTAAGGAATTTTATAATGATTTGTCAGAACGTTTAGGTGGCGACAAAAACGCATCTCTTAAATTAAACGAGTTAGGTATAAAAGGGATTAAATACAAACATGGTCTTAGTCATAATTTTGTAGTGTTCGATGATCAAGCAATTAAAGTTATTGAAAAGTACAACCAATCTGTTAATGGCATGACCGAAATCATGAGCGATGGCGAACGTATCATTAGTATTTTTAAAACAGCTGATAGAAGTACATTCTTACATGAAATGGGGCATGTATTCTTTGATGATATTCAAAAGCTAGCATCAATGGACAATGCACCTAAACAACTACTTGATGATTGGAACACACTCAAAGAGTGGAGCGGTTGGGTTGATGGTGAAAACGTAGATAACACCAAAGCGCATGAGAAATTCGCAAGAGGTTGGGAAAGCTATTTACGAAGTGGCGAAGCACCAACAAAAGGATTACAACGAGTATTCCGTCAATTCTCTAAATGGCTAACTCGTATTTATCGTAGTGTACAACGCTTAGGCGGTGAAGTACCATCTGACATTAAGGATATAATGGCACGCATGATAGCTACACAAGACGATATTGAAAACTACGCACATGAGCAAGCGTTGGAGCAATTTGAAAACACAAAATTGTATCAACAGTTAAGCGAAAGCGAACAAGCACGAGTGCAAGGCTACATTGCTGATATTAAAGAAAAAGCAAAAGAACGTGTAATGCGTAAGTACATGAAAGAGTTAGACAATCGACCTATTAAAGAATGGGAAGAAGTGAAAGACGATGTACAAGCGGAAATCGAAAAGCGTTTAGTCGAAGAATATCCTATCTACAAAGAACACCAACGATATATGGCATTTGGTACGGATGCATTGAAAGATACGCAGTACCAAACTATTGATGGGTTAGAAAAAACGGAACGTGAGGAAGCTGGCAGTACTTACGATGAAGCAGTAGCACAGGAAATGGAAAATGCTAGAAATGAGTTTGTTAATGATCCGAACGCAGGTAAATCCAATCAAGAAATAGCCGAAGAAATGTTATTATCCAATCAAGGACAAATGGAACTTACACAAGAAGAAGCACGCTTGATTAAGGCACATACCAATAAAGACCTTGCTAAGAACTGGGAATTACTAAGCAAATTACAAAAGCTTGACCCTAACAGTGAAAATCTTGATGAAGAATTGAAACCAATTGAAAAAGAATTGACGAAAGCTGAACGCATCAAGAAAGACCATGCAAGGGTAGCACAGGAATTAGGCAGTGTATCCAACGAACTTGATACTGCACAAGGACGCATTGAAAAGCTAAAGGCACAATTGCAAGAACGCATTGATGCGGTACGTGCAATTCGTGATGGTGGATTTGGTACTATTCCTAAATACATGAATAAGGCCCGTGCTGAATTAGGTGATTTGACATTATCTCAAGCTAGCCAGTACAAGAAGTACCAAAATCAAGCCGTAAGAGATGGTAAGAAAGCAGATAGTGCATTGGCTGTTGGTAAAGTTGACGAAGCATTATATGCTAAACAATCACAAATGCTAAACCAAGCAAGAGCAAGAGTAGGGTTTGAAAATTCAAAAGCCATTAAGAAATTGCGTGTTAAATTGTTAGACCAATTGAACCGCATGACACGTAGTCAAAACCCTATCATGGTTGAGCCTAATATGCGATATTTCTACACACATATGGCATACCAAATGGGATTGACTAAGTATGATGGCTTGCAACCTGTTAATGGGTTTGACATGATGGCCGTAATTAAAGCACTCGATGCAGATGCTGACATTATGGGAGATAAGGAAGCGACTGTACAACTTGAACCATGGATATACGAAATGTTCGATGCTAAATCACCTAGAACGTTTAGTACTCTTAAAATGAGCGAACTCGAACAGTTAGAGGAACTCATGACAGGTATGTACAAAAGCGGTAGAACTCAATATGAGGGAAGTACGCTAATTGATGAAAAGGGTAATAACGTTACATTTGATGAAGCTATATTCCAAATCATTGATAAGGCAACCGAAACATTTGGTAGAGATAATGGGAATGTATTCAATGAGTTAAACAACCGCAGCCGTGCAGATGCATTGTCTAATACATTAAATAACTTTAACTTATCATTGTTGAAAGCGGAAACGTTCTTACGCAGATTAGATGGCGGAAAGAACGGCCCTGCAGTTAGATATATCTACGAACCAATTTCTAAAGCTACTCAGAAATTTAACGAGTACAAAGAAATTGCGATGCGTAGATTAGCAAAAGATGTAAGTGCAGTATATTCCAAGAAACAACTCTTTGATGTTCGCAATGATCATCTATATAACGTAGGCGAATTACGCAACGTTACTAAAGAGCAAATCATCATGCTTGCATTGAATTGGGGTACAGAAAAGAATAGACAACGTGCATTGGAAACTATCCAAAGTAATGAAGTAGAAATGGAACGAGCATTCCAAGAATACATGACCGATAAGGACTGGGAATTTGTTATCCGCACATGGGAACATATCAATTCATTCTATGAAGAACGCAGTAAAGTGCAAGAAGAGTTGTATGGTAATCCTTTGAAGAAAGAAAAAGGTATTACATTCACAATTGGCGGTAGAGAAATTCAAGGTCAATATTTTCCTATTGTGTACAATCCTAAAGTAAGTGCTAAAGTATCTGATTTTGAAACAGAGGATATTGCTAAAACGATGATTGCTAGCAATGCAATCTTTGGTACAGGCATGGGTGCTACTAAATCACGTTTGGATGTAGTCAAAGGCAAGTCCTTGATGCTTGATTTTGATGTTATCCCTAATGCGATTACAGAAGCTATTAACCACGTTACTATGCGAAAAGCAGTAACCGATGTAAATAAACTAGTTGGTAATAGCCGTTTCCAAGAATATATCGTTGATAAATTTGGTATGGAAACCTACCAATTCTTGCGTACATGGGTTAGAGATAACTGGAAAGATGAAGCAGCGAAACTTGATGCATGGGGTAGATTGGTTATGACACTCAAGAAAAATACCTCTACCGCAGTTATGGCTGGCCGTGTATCCGTAGCATTACAAAATGCATTGAACATTCCTGTTGCCATGTATCGTATTGGTGTAGGAAATACACTCAAAGCAATTAGTGATGCTGGTATGGGGTTCTATGGTGTAGGTACAGCCAAGTACAACGCAACACGTGATTTTGTTTTAGGTCAATCAATCTTTATGCGTGAACGTGTTCAAACGCTGGATAAAGATTTGAAACAAGGTTTATCAATTGAGGGTAAAGGCTTACGTATTGGCGATACAAATGTTGGTGGTTATAAGGCTGAACAATTAGCTAATATACGTGATGATATTAACCAAATGGGATTTAGACTGTTAACAGAAACTGATTTTGCCTTGTCTATTCCTATATGGAAATTTGCATACGATAAGAAAGTACTTGAATTACAAAGTGTTGAGGGGGTAACGGCAGAATTTGTAGAACAGGAAGCTATTAGTGCTGGTGATAGAGCCGTAAGAGATATATTCGGTAGCGGTGATACAAAAGACAGTGCGGGCATCCAACGTTCAAGAAATGCACTCACTCAACTATTTGTACCTTTCTATTCCTACGCTAACACTTTGTACAATATCATTGCTGAGGGCAACTATGCACGAAAAGACCAAGGCAACTATGTGCAATTCGTGCGTATGCTATGGTGGACATTGACGGCACAAGCATTAGGAATGATGGTGTACAAAGCCATGACAAATGGAGATGATGACAAGCCAGAAGATTTAGTCAAATCCTTTGGAGAGGAATTAGTATCACAAGCTACAATGGGTGTACCTATTGTGCGTGATATTTCCAACATGGCTATGAAGTACATTCTAGGCGAAAAGGTATTCAATAAAGGGAATACAGTAATGGCCGCATCAATCGTTGAAAAACTATATGATGTAGGCAGTGCAATTGTATCGCCTAATAAAGGTGCTATGGATGTAGGTAGAAGCCTATCACAAGTATCTAACCGAATTACAGGGTTCAGTGATACTGTAACAGATGGACTATGGACATTAGCTAAATTTGCACTAACGGACACGGATGCAAAACTAGAAGATGTCATTATGGCTATCATGTTTGATAGACGATTGAAAGATAAAAAATCTAAAAAGAAAGACAAGCATTAATAAATAAGGGCTACTCAATTATGAGTAGTCCTGTTTAATTAGAAAGGGGAACAAATATGATACCAGAGGTCAATAAACCTAGTGTAGTTTATCAATGTGATGGAGCGAACAAGAAATGGATATGGCCGTATGACTTTTACATGATTGAAGATATAGCCTTAATCATGGTGGATGCAGACGGCACAGAAAGCGTACAAACAGGCAATATCGATTATGACAAAGAAAACAAAACTTTAACATATCCTGCTGATGG